TACTAAAGAAGATATCGTTAAATTACAAATGTCAAATAAATAAGTTGACACTTTACCTATTACATGATATAATATATAAAAGGAAACTCTAATGGAATTAGACCCTGAATTAGAAAATTATTATAATACATACTTTGATTTATTTCAAACAGAAGGCTGGCAAGCATTTCAAGAAGATGTTAAGGAAGCCTCTGAAACAATTCAATTACTGTTACTCCAAGATGCTAAAGAACTACATTTTGCACAAGGGCAACTGACAGTATTCCACCGACTTCTAAACTGGGAAAACGCTATAAGTAATGCGTACGACTCGTTTCAAGAAGAAGCAAAGCAGACAGAAGATAATGGCTAAAATGTTATTTGATTTTGAATGCAAAAACAAACACAAGCAAGAGCATTTCGCAGACTCTGATACAAAAGAGTTGATTTGTTCAGTTTGTGGTCACACCGCAACGCGGTTAATTTCTCCTGTGTCTACAATCTTTAAAGGTCATGGATGGCCTGACAAAGATATTAAGTGGGCAAAAGACCATGAGAAAGCCGCAGTACAAAACTAATCCATAATACACTTGTGTACGGAGTAACTATTAAATGAGTATTGTAGACCCTCTTCAAGAGGAATTTGAGTTAAAAGAAAACGAAACTTTAGTTGATGTAAACGAATTACCTGATAATCCATCTGCACAAGATGAGTCAGTAGTAATTGAAGATACTTCCGAAAGCGTAACAGAACAAGAAGAAGAAGTACCAGAAGAAACTAAAGAGGATACAATCGAGCAAGACCCTAGATTTGCTGGCAAGTCAAGCGATGACCTTATTAAAATGGTCTTAGATGCACAAAGCATGATTGGTAGGCAAGGTCAACAGATAGGGGATTATCGAGGAATACTCGAAGACTTTATTAAGACAAAGGGTACAGATACACAACAAAGCCCCAACAATAAACCTGCACCAGATATTTACGAAAACCCTGATGAGTTTGTAGAAGCTGCAATATCTAAAAATTCAACTCTAAATGAAATGCGTGAGTTAGTTAAGCAGACAAAACAACAAGCTGCTGTAGACAAACTTACTAGTATTCATCCAGATTGGAAAAAGACTATTGAAGATATTTCTTTTCAGGAGTGGGTAGCAAGCAGTGCGATACGTACTGAGTTAGCAAAACGATTTGATAACTACGAATATGACGCAGCTAACGAATTACTTTCTAATTGGTCTGAAAGAAAACAGAGTGATAAGAAGGTAGAGGAAGTTAGTGAGAAACAACGTAAGTCTCAAATGAAAGCTGCTAGCACAGGAGGTAAAGGGTCTGCGGAGCCACCATCTCGTAAAATATATAAGGAGCAGGACTTACTTAATTTAATGATTAAAAACCCTGAGAAGTATAGAGCTAACGTCTTTGAAATTGACAAGGCCTATGCGGAAGGAAGGGTTATTAAAAAATAAACTCTAAACTTAAAGGTATTAAAGAAAATGGCACTAGGTACTAATCACGTAACCAATACTACTGCGGCTACATTTATCCCAGAGATTTGGTCTAACGAAATTATTGCGGCATACAAGCGAAATCTTGTTCTTGCTAATCTTGTAAACAAAATGAATCATTCTGGTAAGAAAGGTGATACTATTCATATCCCTGCTCCTACTCGTGGTTCTGCTTCAGTTAAAGCTGCATCTACTCAAGTAACATTGATTGCTGCAACTGAGTCTGAAGTACAGGTATCTATCAACAAGCATTACGAGTACTCTCGTTTGATTGAAGATATTACTGACGTACAGGCACAACCATCACTACGTTCTTTTTACACAGAAGATGCTGGTTACGCTCTATCTAAGCAGGTAGACGATGACCTATTCGCACTAGGTAAAACTTTTGGTGATGATAATGGTTCTGGTTCTGACTGGATTCATTCTAACAGCTTCTACGTTGATGGAGCAAATGGCATCGCTGCCTACGCTGCTGACACTGTAGCTGCTACTGACTTGTTCACTGACTTAGCTTTCCGTGAGTTGGTACAACAGTTAGATGACAATGATGTTCCAATGGAAGGTCGTTTCCTAGTAATCCCTCCTAGTGTTCGTAACACTATTATGGGTATTGACCGTTACAATTCATCTGACTTTGTAGATGGTCGTGGTATCATGACTGGTCAAATTGGTAGCCTATACGGTATCGACATCTATGTATCTAGCAACTGCCCAGTTATTGAAACTGCTGCTGCTAACGATGCTGGTGGTGATATTAAAGCTGCTATCATGGGTCAGAAAGACGGTATGGTTCTTGCTGAGCAAATGGGTGTTCGTACTCAAACTCAATACAAGCAAGAGTACTTAGGTGATTTAATGACTGCTGATACACTGTATGGTGTTAAGACAGTTCGTCCTGAGTCTGGTTTGGTTATCGCTGTTCCTGCGTAATCTTACTAACTAATGCGAGGGGTTACTTAGGTAGCCCCTTTCTTTACTAGGACATGTTATGAAAGATATAGACCCCGTAGAGTATGGGAAGCTACTTAGTAAAGTAGAATCATTAGAAGAAAAGGTAGGCTCAATGGAGCTTGACCTAAAAGAATTATTAGAGCTAGCCAATAGGTCGCGTGGCG